GGTGATGGTGATCTTGATGAACATAATGGTAGATTCTGTGTTACACCAGACTATCCAAATGGAGTATACGCATACTTCACAACCATCAATAGTACTAATGACTCATCTGGTCCTTTTGATGGATATAGAAGACCACAGTTCCCATATGTAATTGGTGATACTTTCCATTCTATCCCAAATAGTTTCAACTTTAAATCAAGTTCCAATCAAAATGAATATGATATTCAGAATGATGGATGGTTGAGAAATACTTATTATTATAATTTGGATGATACTGACAATGGATATGATTATATCTTTAACTCCAATCTTGTAAAGGAACAGAATATTATAGTTACATCTGCTTCCTCTGGAACTATACAAAATATTGGTATTGTTACAGGTGGATCAAATTATCAACTTAATGATACTGTAGTATTTGATAATAGTGGTACTAATGGAAAGAATGCACGTGCATATGTTTCATCTCTGAAAGGAAAACAGATTCAAACTGTAAGTGTATCAAGTACCATATTCTATGGTGTTGAATTTACTCCTTCTGTTAATGGAAGTTTCCTTGGTTTATCCACTGAGATTCATAGTTTTGATAATGGAGATATTGTTAATGTCACTGGTCTTTCATCTTACTTTAAAGGTCTTGATGGATCATATATTGTTGGAGTTAGAAGTGACAACTTTGTTTTGAATCTTGGTCTTTCTACTGCAAATACTAATGATGTAGATTATGCATATGTTGGTGGTAATTTGAATTTCCCATCCATCAGACCAAATGATATTCTTACAGTTGATAGTGAAAAGGTAAGAGTTCTAAACATTGATTCTATATCTAAGAGAATTAGAGTTCAGAGAGGTGTAGAAGGTACTTCTCCAGTACCACATGATAATTCCAAACCACTGTATGAAAACCCTAAGAAATTTACCATTAATGTTGGTTCATTAACAACAACCAAAACATTCAATATTAATACAGTATTGTATTTTGATCCCGCAGAATCTGTTGGTTTGGGAACTGTTCTTGGAACAGGTATTGGAAATACTATTACATTTTCAAATCCTGGTGTTGGTATTACTCAAGTGTTTATTGAACCTCAATCTATTTACTACCCTAATCATGGACTTAGATTGAATGATAGTATCGTTTATTCAACAAACGGTGGTACAAGTATTCAAGTTTGGAATGGCAATTCCTCTTCTGGATATGAAAATCTCACCAATTATCAGACACTTTATGCAGTTCCTTTGACAAACTCCACTATCGGTATCAGTTCTAATAAAGTTGGACTTGGTTCCACTGGAACTTATGTTGGTGTCAATACAACTACTGCACTTCTTTACTTTACTTCTGTTGGTGCTGGAAACACACACAACTTTACTACTAATTTGAAAAATGTTATTACGTCTGAAGTATCTAAAAATACTGTAACTGTTTCAACCGCATCTTCACATGGACTAAAGTATGGTGATTATGTAAATGTAAACATTAAACCAACTTTTACAGAAACTGTAACTGTAAAATATGACGATTTCAATAGAAGAATTATATTTGATCCAAGATCATTTGTTTCTGGAAATGTTGATATACTTAAGAATACGATTGAATTTTCAAATGAATATTTCAAACTTGGTGATAAGGTAATCCACACTTCTTCTTCACCATCTGGTGGTCTTGATAATGAAGGAATCTACTACGTTGTACCTTTCAACGGTACAAAGGTAAGATTGGTAAGAGAAAGATATGAAGTCACTTTACCAAATCCAAACTTTGTAGATATTACCAGCACATCTTCTGGTACTCTTTCCAAGATTAATCCATTGGTTAATATTAAGAGAAATAATCTACTCAAATTTGATCTTTCTGACCAATCTCTTTCTTATATTAATTCTGGTCTGAGATATAGTGCATTTGATATGAATCTCTATTCCGATAGAGAATATTCAAATATCTTCTTCACCACTGGTAATACAAGTTCCTTCGAAGTTACTAAAACTGGTAGACCAGGAGTTGATGCTACAGCGAATCTTACATTAAGAGTAAGTGATTATATTCCATCACAACTATACTACAAGTTTGATACTGATAATAATGACTTGATTCCAGATATCAAATCACAAATCATTATCGATGAAGATGTAGAACAATTTAATGGTATTGAAATTGTAAAAACACCATATGATGGAAGACATAATATTGTCGGAATTGCTGAAACAACATTCAAATATAGTATTCCTATTATTCCTGATGTTTCAGTCTACAATTCGTCAAATTCAAAACCAGTATATACTACAACCTCAAGTAGTGCATATGGTCCAATTTCAAAAATCAATATTTTGAACAATGGTGTTGGTTATAAAGAACTTCCTGGTATCACTTCCGTAAGAAGTGTAACTGGTAGGAATTCAATCCTCAATCCTTCAAGTGAAAATATTGGTAATATTCTCAATGTAAGACTTGAAGATATTGGATACAATTATCCATCTGACCAGACACTTAAGGTCGTTGCAAATGTTCCAGAAGTATTGGAAGTAGACACTCTTTATTCCTTTGATAATATTGGTATTACTTCTTCAGGTAAGAACTATTTGACAAATCCATTGTTGGTTGTTCAAGATGGATTGACTGGTGAGGTTGTTGAAGATTTAGATATTAGATATCAACTTGGTGATACTGAAGTACAAATCCTTAAGAATACAAATGGATTGAATAATGTTACACCAATCATTACACCAATTCTAAATTCAAATGGTGTTGGTATTTCATCCATTCAATACAACTCATCGACCAAAGTTGTTAGAGTGTATTTGACTACTCAATTTAGTGATTCAAATGACTTTAGATATAAAACTGGAGCAAAGGTTCTTATTGAAGGTACATCTGTAGGTGTTAATACCACTGGTAAAGGTTATAATTCTCAGAGTTACAATTATTCTAGATTTGAAGTTACAAACTACGATGCACAACTTGGTGGTTCTGGTGCATATTTTGAATACAGTCTTTCTGGTCATTTGAGTGGTAGTGAATTTCCAGGTATATTTGATGTAACAAGATCATCGGGTAGAGCAATACCTGAAAGTGATTTCCCAGTGTTTGATGTCACACTATTAACAAGTAACTTCTTTATCGATGAAAAAGTAACATCAGGAGATAATAAGGGTGTTGTTGAGAGATGGAATCCAATCAATAAACTTCTTGTTATAAGTTCTTCTGACGAATTTAATATTGGTTCTATTATCACTGGTGAATCATCGGGTATTAAAGGAGTTGTTTCTAATAGATACAACTTCAACTCTACAGTTTCTACAGGTGCAGGAACTACATTTGTCAATGGATGGAAATCAAACTCGGGTTTCTTGAATGACTCTCTTCAGAAGTTACCAAATAATGAGTATTATCAAAATCTTTCATACTCACTCAAGTCTCAGATACCCTTTGAGACTTGGAACGATTCGGTAAGTAGTCTTGGTCATGTTAGTGGTCTTGCTAAATTTGCAGATCTGGTCATAGAATCAACAGAAAAAGAAGATGGTGGTCTTATTGTATATTCACCAGAATCTAGTATTGAGGTTGTTATTGATGTTATTAGTGAATCAAGTATTTACTGTAAACACGACTTTGATGATGTATCCGAAAATTCAATTGAAATTGGTGGAAGTTTTATTTCTGATGAAATTATCTTTGATAATAGAGTTTTAACTGATTATTTTGAATCTATTGGTAATAGAGTATTAAGTATCGATGATTTTAGTTCGGACTTTAATAGTGTCGAGAGATCAAATAAATTCTCTAATGTTGCACAATTTCCCAATGGGTATTCATACAATAAAGTATTTGTTTATGCTAGGGATCAAATTCTGACCAATTTAAGACAAGTTGAATTTGTTTCAATTCTTCATGATCACAGTTTAAATTCAGATATTTCTGAATATGGTAAACTTGATACTAAGAATCTTGGTTATTTTGACTTTACACGTTCAACAAGTGGTACAGAATGGTTGTTGAGATTTTATCCATATGATTTTGCATATGACTCATATGATGTGAATTCGATATCATTTAGTTTAGTAGATAATATAAGTGGTGTCGGAACTACTACTTTTGGTAACATTGTTACTGTTGATAGTACTCAGACGGATGTTGGTGCAGGAGTAACAACAACTATTGTTTCTATAGCAAATACTTACAGGTCTTCCAAATTACTTGTAATGATTGAAGACACTAATGACAATCATACTGTCTGTGAACTCAATCTCGTTCATGATGGAACAGATGTATACCTTTTAGAATATGGTAATCTTACTACTAAAGGTGTAGGACTTGGTACTTTTAATGCATATGTCGATGGAAGTAATATTAATGTTGATATAATTCCAAGTGTTGGTGTCGCACTCACTGCCAATACATCTATCGTTTCTATATCAGATTCTACTGTATCTGGTATTGCTGGAACTGTTCATTTAAACTGTTCAAAGTTAGAATCTACTTTCACGTCAATTGCATCGTCAGTTTCACCTGTTTCAAACACTATTTCTAGTTTCTCGGATCCAACAGAGGCAAGTTATTATATCGTAACTGTTGAGGACAAAACAAACTCAGAATATGAATTATTCGAAGTTATTTCACTGAATTCTACAAATTCATCTTCAGAGTTTGTGGAATATGCAAATGTTCAAAGTAATGGTTCTCTTGGTCAAGTTGGTCTTGATACCAGTGGTAGTTCAACAAATCTCACATATACTCCAAATGCAGGTATTGATGTTGAGGTAAGAGTATTTTCTGTCGGTATTGAATATCCTACTCAAAATAGTAGACCATCAAATATCAATATGAATAATCATGTTATTCATACTAACATTGGAGACTATAGAGGAACTCTTCTTGATAAAAGAACTGCGTTTGGATTAAAACACAAAGGAGATGATATTTTCCTTCGTGGATTTGATGGTAGTGATCCCTCTATTGTTTCTTCCACTAATAATAGTGTAACTATTCCAAATCACTTCTTTGTAACTGGTGAAGAAATTAAATATTCTTCACCAGGTGCTGGTTCAACTGCATCTATTAATATTGCATCTACCAATATTCCTGGTATTGGTATTACTGACAAATTACCAACTACGGTAAGTCTTTATGCCGTTGTACCAAATTTCAAAGAACTTAAGTTTGCTACTACTGCAGAAAATGCACTGAAATTTACCCCAGAAGTTATTAGTATTGGTTCTACTGGTATTGGTGTTGGACACAGTATTACAGCAACAAAACAAAATCAAAAGGTTCTTTTGGCAGTTGATAATATTGTCCAATCCCCAATTGTAGCATTTGGTGTTACATCTGCACTTGCACAAGATGTCGAATTCCAAACGGATATTACACTGACGGGTATTACTTCAATATTCACTGGTGATCTTCTTCGTGTTAATGATGAGATTATGATAGTTTCTTCAGTAGGAGTTGGTAATACGACCTCTATCAATGTCCTTAGAGCAAGAATGGGAACTGCTAGAGGATCACATACGAATGGTGATCTGGTCGAAAAACTGAGTGGTGAATATAATATTGTTGGAAATACTCTAAACTTTGCTTCTGCACCTAAGGGTCCAACTCCAGTTGGTGTTGCCGTAACTGTAGATCCAGATGAGGTTGATTGGACTGGTCTTACTACATCATCATCTTTCCAAGGTAGATCATTTATAAGAAGTGCTCCTGTCAACACTAACCAAGAAACTTATGAAACAAATTATATTTTTGATAATATTTCATACAAGTTTTCTGGCATTACAAGTTCATTTACTATAACAAATAATGGTTCAAATGTGACTGGTGTTGCCACTAGAAATCCATTTGTTGTTATTAATGGTATTACTCAAGAACCAACTGGTCTTCAACCACCTTCAGTTCAAGTTGGTGATTTTAGAATGAGTGAAACCAGTGGAATTACTAGTATTACATTCACTGGTAATGATGGTATACCAACAGGATATGATCCCAATAATGGAGCATATCCAATCGGTGGATTGATGGTATCAGTTGGATCTTCTAATGGTTTTGGTTATCAACCTCTAGTTGCCGCTGGTGGAACTGTTACTGTTTCTTCTGCTGGAACAATTACTGCCGTTAGTATTGCTAACTCTGGTTCTGGTTATAGGTCTGGTATTCAAACAGTCGTCAATGTGGGTGTTCAGACTTATAGTGGCGGAATTCCAAATATTGAATTTATTGGAACTGCTGTTATTAGTGGTGGTCATATTGTAAGTGTTGCCATTACAAATCCAGGTGTAGGATACACTGGAACCAACCTTCCTGATCTCGTATTTGATGATCCATTAAGTTATAACAATATTCCTTTGAGTTATTCTCCTGGTTATGTTGGTTCTGGTCAAAGTGCTACTGTAGATATTGTTGTTGGACAAGGATCTAGTGTTATTAACTTTACACTCAGAAATCCTGGATTTGGATATGGTAATGGTGAAAGACTTACGATTGAGACGGGAGGAACCACAGGTATTCCTACAGATCCAAATGCATCATTTGAAAGATTCCAAATTCTTATTGATGAGGTGTATTCTGATAAATTTAATTCTTGGTCTGTTGGAGATATAGAAGTTCTTGATACACTTGATGATAAATTTGACAATAGTAATACTAACTTCCAAATTACTCTGAATAATGAACCATATGCTATTGTTGCCAAAAAAGGGTCACCTATTGATGTTGAACAAACTTTAATTGTTTTCATTAATGATGTATTACAACGTCCTGGTGATGCATACGAATTTAATGGGGGTTCTATCATTAAATTCTCTGAAGCACCAAAAGTAGGTGATACTTCAAAAATTATGTTCTATAAAGGAACAGGTGGTATTGATGTTAAATTTGTCGATGTTCCAGAAACTGTAAAACCAGGAGATAGTCTTGACATTGATAACAATCCAGATCGTGGACAAGGTATTGGACTTGATGAAGATCTAAGAATTGTTACTGGAATTGGTACGATAAATTCAGTGTTTACTAATCCTTACGGTGGACCTGGTATTACAACTGATCCTAATCTCTTAAGACCTGTAACTTGGTGTAAACAACTTGTAGATAAGATTATTGATGGGGAAATAGTTGGTAAAGATAGGAAAAATTATGAACCTTTGATTTATCCTGCATCTTATTTGATTCAACCTGTTAGTGCCGCAGCAACTTTTGGTTATGTTGATAGTGTGACACCACTTTACGATTCGGAAAATGAATCCAGTGTTAGAGCCTTCCAAAACAGAATTATCATTACATCACAAGATCTTATTGATGAAGCAACTGCAACTGCTACAGTATCTGTTGCTGGAACAATTAGTTCAATTAACATCACCAATGCAGGATTAGGATACACCCTTTCTCCAGAAGTTACAATTTCTACACCTATTGGAATTGGAACAACTCAAAGAGCAACTGCAACTGGTCATGTTGTAAATGGTGGTTTAAACTCTGTCACAGTTGTAAACCCTGGAACTGGATATACATCATCCAATCCACCAAAGGTTCTCATTTCAACACCGAAACAGATAAGAGAATCAATTCCTGTTAGTTCTTATGTTGGTGATTATGGTGTAGTTGTTGCGATGGGTAGATCAACAATCTCTGGTCAAGATGAATTGATTGTGGATTTCTATATTCCTGAAGATTCATACATGAGAGATGTAAATCTTGTTGGATCTGCGGTTACTGTTAGTGGAATTAGTACTGGTGATTATTTCACTATGTTTAATACAAATGTATCAGTTGCAACTACTGCAGGAACTCTGATCAGTCAGAGAATTGATGGATCACATATTGGTATTACTACTGTATTTGCTGATTTGGTTTATCAAGCCAAGAATGCATATACAGTTGAGTCAAATGTAAGTGGTGTAGGTGTAACCTATGTAAGAAGAATCTTCTCAAATCTCGTTGGGATTACTAGTGGAACATCATTTGATAAAAACTTCATTACATTTGATTCTACATTGTTTACTTTTGATAGTAGAGAGTTCCAAATCTTTACTGGTGGTATTACTACTTCTCATTATTTGGGTGAATTTAGTTGGGGTAAAGTTGATTTTGAATCTAGAGTTGGAATAAACACTTTCAATTTCTATGGAAATGATGGTTATACAGGTATTTCAACTTCTGCTTTGGTTATCAGACAAAATCCTTTGAAATCTGATAATTACGTTTGAGATAATAAATAAACTTATAAAAGGGTTCAGAAGTAATGGCAAAACTTGGAATTAACACGGGTACTACACTATCTGTTGGGGTAGTTACTGCCATTACTGCTGGGACAGGTATTAATGTTAGTAGTGCATCAGGCATCAGGTGATGTAACTATTACTAATACTGGTATTGCACAAACAGCAAATATTAAAGCAGATACTGTAAATGACTTGTTTATTGGTCAGTTTGGTGGAGGCTCCGATAATAGATATCTTGATGCATCAATTGATGACTTAAGAATTTCTACAGTAGCGAGATATACATCTGTTGGAATAGCAACAACAGCAACATTTAGTCCACCAACCACTCAATTGCCAATTACTGGTTCAACAACAACTGTTGTAAATCCACCAACAGATAAACGAGGAGAGATTGTTCTTGGTAGTTCACCTACTTGGGTTGGTACATCAGGAGTTACTGTTACTCGACCATCAGGTGGTAATTATCGCTTGACATTTACAACACCATTTACAAATGCTAATGATTATTTTGTTTTTGCAAATGTAATGGAAACTACTAATAGTGATCCTGTTGGTGTTGGTATTGCAAGATCTACAGATCATGTTGATTTTAATCTGGAAAAACAATCTGACAATAGTGCCATTGATATTGGTAATCTTTCTGTACAGATTATTCGTTATTGATAAATAAGAAAAAAGTAGCAATTCCTATAAAATGGCTAAACAAGGTATTAGTACAGGAACAACACCTAATGATGGAACAGGTGATACTCTTCTAGATGGTGCTGTTAAAATTAATGATAACTTTGATGAACTGTACACACTATTGGGTGATGGAACCACTCTGACAAGTAATATTGTCAACACAATTGTCGCAGGTGACAATATTACTGTTAGTGGTGCAACTGGTAATGTAACAGTTACTGGTATTGGAACTGCAGATATTGATACTGATAGAATCAATGTTAGTGGTGTAGTAACCGCAACTAAGTATGAGGGTAGTGGTGTTGAACTTACTGGTATCGTTACCAGTATTACAGCAGGAACCAACATTACTGTATCTGGATCTACAGGTAATGTGACCATCAACGCCTCAGGAGGAGGTGGTGGTAGTGGAAGTATTTCTGTTGGATATGGAGCAACTGTTGGGCAGACACCTTACATTGTAGGAACAGGTGTTACAAGAGTTGATTTTGTAGGAGCAGGATATACAGTAACAGTTTCTGATGGTATTGCCACTGTTAGAAACTTGAAGATGGATCTGAAGCAGATCAACTTCACTAGTGCAGGATATGCAACCACAATCAATGAAGGATCACAAATCAGTTACACAGCAACAGTAGATGATTCAAATGCTGTATTTGCTATTGAAGATAATGGCGGTTTGACTGGTATTGGAATCAACTACTCAACAGGTGCAATGGGAGGAGGACAACAAGCATCTCCTGGAACATATACAGTAAAACTTAGAGCATCCACACCATTTGGAATGTCTGATAGTTTCCCAGTAACTGTTGGAATTAACACATTCTCTCTTACAATGGACACCGTGTTTGGTGATGCCGAATCATTACTTGTTGGTGATGATGATGTAACAGATGCTCAGTATATTGCTCTGGGCTCTGGTGGAGTTGTTGCTAATGATGGTGTTAACTATGTAATTGATAGGGACAATAGTGTCCTTTCAAACGCTACAGAACACGCTCTTTACTATGACAACACCAACAATGCTTTGATTGGTTTTAGATATGATAGTGGAGGGTCGCTCAATGGTGTTG